CTGTCGCGCCGCATCTCGACGCGCGGCGTTTCCCGCGACCGCGGCGCCATGGCGACGTCGTCCATGCTGCGATGATCGGTTGCCGGCTCGCTGTCCTGCGCCATCAGGTCGAGGATCGCCGCGTTCGTGCGGTCGATGCTCCATCCCGCGGCGATCGCCTCACCGCGCAGCGCCTCGAAGGCGCTGGTCTTCGGCACGCTGCGCCGCGCGAAGGCATCACCGATAGCGGCGATGCGCTGGCGCTCGATCTTCGCGCCCTCCTCCTGCCCGGCCTTCTTGCCCTTCTCGTGTACTCGGACAAGATCGACGACGGATCCGCCGCCGGTCTCAGTGACGGTATCGTTGCCGTCGAGTGCCATGGTGTCGTTCTCCATGCTGCGATTGATGCCGACGGTGGCGTCGGCAGGAACGGAGACCACGGAGGCCTCCAGCAATGTCCAGTCCGTCACCCGGACCAGATCTGATTTGGCGTCTTCGACCCACCGTTTGATCTGGTAGCCGATCGAAACGCCCTTGAGCCATCCCTCGCGCACCATGTCCCACGCGCTGCGCGCGGTCTCGGTGTGCGGGTGAAAATGCAGGGTGCCGCGCAGGCGACCGCCTTCCAGCCGGAGGTCCTTGACCAGGCCGATCGGCGCGGTGTGATCGTGATTGAGCAGCAGCGGCAGGCCGCTCTCGGCGCGGCCGGCGTCAATTGCCGCCTCGCTGTGGACTAGCACCTCCTTGCCAAACCACCGCGCGACAGGCTCCTCGCTGGATAGGCTTGCAGTAACGGTGCGCTCTTCGGTGGCCGCCTGTGGCTCAATCGCCATGAACCGCTCGAAGCGGTCTCTCTGAATACGCTTGGCGCGCTCGCTCATGCGCTTTCCTCCTGCGTGTCTTCTGGGTCATCCGCAGCGGCCTGCGCTGCCTCCGCCTCGAACGTGTCCGCGGCCAGCTGCTGATCGACTGCGCGAGGATCCCCTCCCAGGTCGCGGATCACTTGCGCGCGAGCCTTGAACCCGTTGCGGACGGCAAGCTCCGCGGCCTGGACCTCTTTCAGGGGATCAATCCACCCCAGCTGCGGCGGACGCAACTCGGGCCGGTAGAGACTCAACGGCTTGACCTGCATCGGGACGCGGACGAGGCCACCGAGCATGGCGGCGTCGACGAACCGCTGCCACACCGGCAGATAGAACTGCTCTGCCAGGTACGAGAACAGCATCCGGTAGTGGATGGCGCCCTCGATCAGTTCCTGGCGCTGGGCCGAGTAGGTGCCGTCGTAGGACTTGGCGATGGACGAGTACCGCGCATGCGTGCCAGCCGCAATCGCCTTGAGCATCGCCTTGCGAAACTCAGGTAGCGCGGTGTTGGGTCGCTCGCTCTTGATCGTGCCGACGTCCTCGCCCGGCAGCAGATCCGAGAAGATCATGCCCGGCGCCATCTGGTACGTGCGGTTGTTGTTGGCGTCGAGCGTCGAGCTGCGGAAATCGGCGCTGCGCTTGATGTAGCCGACCCAGTCGGCACTGACGCGCGCGGCGAGCTGCTCGCTGTTTTCGTAATCCTTGAGGTCGCGCAGCCGGGTCAGGGCGCCGTGGAACACGGACACGCCGCGCGTCTGGTGCAGGCGCCGCGTCAGCTTGATGTGGCTCATCTGCTCGGCGCGCAGGAACTTTACTTCCGGCCACTTGCCTGCTGCCCGCAGAATGCCGAAGGCGTCACCCGGGTGCGACTTGAACACGTAGTAGCCGATCACCGTGCCCCAGGTGTCCTTCACGACACCCTGGAGCGCGCCGTTCTGCTCGTAGTCGAACGGCACCAGGTCGGCCTCGATGGCCTCCAGCGCATAGCGCAATCCCGTCGGGTATGGCGCGAGGTCCTTGACGACGTGCTGGACGAACACCTCGCCATCGCGCAGCCAGCTGCGGCAGATGAGGCGCTCCAGCTCAGGCCCCGGCAGCTCCTGGGTGACGTCGGGCCTGCGCCAGAACTCGCTCCACAGATCGCGCAGCGCGTCGTTGATCTTGGTCAGCGGCTTGCCGGTCGCGCTGACCACCATCGGCTCGATGCCGACGCCGGTGCCGACGATGTTGGCCACCAGATCATCGAGGATGCCGATCGCGAGGTCGTGGTTCTCGTCGAGGTAGCGGGCTTCTTCGCGCAACCGGACAGTGCCGGCCTGCGTCGTGGCGTCGGCCGATGCGCCGGACCCGCGGCGCGGGCGCTGTGACGTGCTGAGGGATCCCTCGTACAGCCGGATACCGTCGAGCGGCGCCATTACTGGGACCACCCGGCGGTGCTGACGCCCATCGTGGCGCCGGCGGCGTCTGCCGTCAGCTGCTGGTAGACGCGCCACCAGTACGACACTTCGGCGCGAAGCTCATCGAGGCGCCTGTGCCCCAGCGCGCGGTCGCCGATGGACTCGGATTGTGCGCCGCGTGCGCTGCGCAGCGCGACCAGGGCGGCTTCGTATTCGGCATACGCGGTGGCGGCATCCATGCCGCCGCATATACCAGACTCAGTAGAAACCGCCAGCGGGACGCACGAACTGGCCGAATCCCTGTCGGGGTTTCGATGTTAGATTGTTAGAATTCTGCGGCTCGCGCAGTTCTGGCAGCGAGTGTACCTGCAACGTCAGCGCCGCTGCCAGCGCGTTGACCTCGGCATCCAGGTAGTGATTGGCGCGGTTGCGCACGATCCAGATGCGCCGACCGCTAGCCTTCACCAGCAGCTGCTCTGACACGATCTGTCGGCAGTAGTCCTCGTCGGTGCCCTCGTGCAGGTGCCAGCCGCCGGGCTCCCCGACCGGCCAGCGCACCCGGCCGTGAATCCAGGACTTGAGGTAGTCGGTGTCCAGGTGCCAGAGCTGCGTCGTGTGGCGCATGCGGCCAGATGGTGTCGTTTCGATCAGGCTGGCCTTGACCGGCGCGTCCTGCGATGCCTGGCCCTTGGTCGGGTAGGCGAGCCCCGGATGCCGCCGGCACCAGGCGTAGACCGCATGCTCCGGCCGCTGGTGCCGATCGTCCGGCCGGTAGCCGGAGTCGACGAACGCGCGCTCGATCACCCGGTCGCCAATCTTCTGGGTCAGCGCGCGGCTGAGCAGGATCCACACGTTGTCGAACTCGGTCTCGCCCGGGATGTAGCCGTGGTCGAGCAGCCAGCTCTCCGAGTGAAATCCCCAGCCGCGGACGACGTAGTAGATGCCGCGCTTCTGCACGTCGGCCCCCAGGGTGATCATCTGCGTGCCGAATGGGATCGTCAGGCGCTGGTACGGCTGACGCAGCGCTGCCACCTCGGACCAGTCTGGCGCTTCCCCTGCGGTACGGAACAGCTCGCCGGCGTAGGTGTTGACCGCGGCCTGGATGCGCTCGGTCTCCTTGCTGCGATACGCCTTCACCATGACGCTGGCGATCTGCCCGAACGACTGCCACGGCGAAGCCAGGCCGGAAACCCAGAACGACGCGGTACTGTTGTCCGGCGCCGCCGCGAGCCTGATCTCTTCACCGTGGTCGTTGAGCGCGTGGAACAGGTAGCGGCCGGTTGTGTTCATGCGCTCGCGGTCGGTGCTCGTGTGCTCGGCGCCGCACTGGTCGCACACCACGCGCGCGGCGCTTTCGGCCTCGGCCGGCGAGGCGCCATCCGGCCAGCGCAGCAGCTCGAGGCGCGGCACGAACGACTGACGGCAATGCTGGCAGGTCCAGGCCCACTTGCCGCGGGTGCCCTCTTCCCAGAGCTGCCAGATCGGCGAGGCACCCTCCAGCGTCGGCGTCGAGAACACGCCCACCTTGCCGGTCATGTAGTTCTTCGTGCGCGCCATCGCCAGCGTGACGGGATCGCCTTCGCCGCCGACGTCGGAGTCCATGCGGTCGCGCTCGTCGACCATCACGAGCCCGGCCGGGTGCGAGGCCAGCTCCGTGGCGGATCCGGCCCAGCCGAAGCCCAGCCGGGTGCCGGCAATCCAGATCTCGGCGACCTTCATGCGCTGGCCTTTCTCGACCTTCCGCCACAGTCCCGGCGTCGACTGCAGCATCTTGCGCACGCGGTCGGTGCTGACGCTGCGCGCCTGCTTTTCGGTCGGGCCGATGTACAGCGCCGGGACATAAGGGCCGTCGCTGAAGCGGTGTCCCAGGACGTTGAAGATCGCCTCTGTCTTGCCCATCTGCGCGCCGCAGACGGCAACCACCATGCGATAGCGCGGGTCCGAGAACGCCCGCACGATGGGCGTCATGTAGGGGATGCGGGCGCTACGCCACCTGCCCGGCTCCGGGCTTTCCGGCGGTAGGAATCTTTCTTGGTCGGCCCACTCGTCGGCGCTGCGGCTCGGGGGAGGCCGGATGATCGTCGCCGCCGCCCGCATCAGGTCCTGGGTACGCATCCCACTCAGTGGCGATGCTCTCGCGAATCGCGCGGCACTCACGGAATACGACCTCCTGCACGGTAGGCGCCGGAATCTGCGTGATGGCGGCCAGTTCGTGCGCCACCCGCGGCGCCAGGCCGTCGAGCTGGCTGGCCACGATCACGCCGGCGGCGTTGAGCATGTGCTGGACGTCTTCGAGCGCGAGCAGCTCGCCGCGGGACTTGGCGTTCTCCAGCTTCTGCGACTCGATCTGCTCCTGGATGAGCTGCTTCTTGACGTCCTGGATGTTGGCGGTCGCCGTCGCGTCGCGTCGCGTCAGCAGCCACTTGATGGCGCGCTCCAGGTCGTACAGGCCGCGGCCCTCCTTCGGCATCCCCTCGTGTGCCAGCCGCGACAGGTGCATTTCGCTGTAGCCGGTGATGCGGCTCAGCTCGGCCGTCGAGACGTGCTTGCACGGCGGCTGCTTCACAGTCGGCCCGGTGGGTCTCGGTAGCCGTACCAGTGCGGGCCGCGGCTGGCGTTGCACAGCGTCGAGGTCTCCGGGATCGCCACCGCGACGCCGTGCGCCCGGGCGAGCGCCACCCAGTATTCGGCATTGGCCCGGTCGTCCTCGCGGCCAGTGGAACGCTCGTGCGTGTAGTCGCAGCCCCACAGCGTGATCTCGCGCACGCCGATCCAGACGGCATACGCCAGGATCCAAGGCACGCTGTTGTGGTAGTAGTCGTTGGCAGCGCCGAAGTGGCGGCGCACGAGGTCCTGCGGGTAGAGGTGGACGTGGTCGGGCCAGCCGTCGGCCTGGCTGGTGATGATCGGCTTGTCGTGGCGGGCCAGCATCGCGCCGTAGCGCGGCCACTTGCGGCGCTCGCCGTCGAGGTAGTCCATGATGAACGCCAGGTCGTGGCGGAACACCAGCGCGCCGCGGTTGAGCGTCCAGGTCTCGTCGCGGTCGTAGACCGTGTCGGCCGGGTCGTGGTTGAGCCATTCGCCGACGTAGTCCTGGTGCGTGACACCCAAACTGACCAGCGCGACGCGCTTCGGCCAGCGGCCGGTCGGGTGCGCCCAGCCTGACAATTTGGCAGGCGAGTCGGTGGCGTCGGGGACTAACATTTTGGCAGGTCACCTAAGTTGTTGAAGGGAAAAATGTTTTGAAGGACGGCGATTGAATGTCC